TTAATGTGCCAGTCAATACAGTCGCACCCACTTGACGAAACTTCAGGTACACCGTTGCGCCGTTGAGCGTGATCGGGTTGCCAGTGTTCTCGTCTGTCAAGGTGCATACGAGCGCTGGCCTTGTGTCCCCTTGGACAAGTCTGATTTTGTCTGCCATTAGATTCTCCGCATCTTCACTTGCTTACTGACACGCACGTAGCCCTTGAGCGCTCGATCCCGGGCGACGTTCAAGCCAGCCATGTAGAGAGCGTTACGAGCCAGCGCGAGCTGCGGGTTGGTGTAAGGCTTGTCAGGGGATAAGGCCAAGCGGGAAATGGCGCCATGTCCGATGATCTCGGCGTAGTCTTCAAAGATGACGTCGTCGATTGTGGAAGATGTCCGAGTCGGCTTAAGCGCCACCCGCAAGGTGATCGCATTGGCAACGGTTTCGTTGGGGATCGGATACACAGAGAACGATCGAGCGTCCTTCTGCGTGATCAGTCGAGGATCCTCACGGCGAATGACCGCGCCAGATAATTGGTTGTAAATGGATGGAGTATTGATCTCATCGGGGCCAACAGGATCCAGCTGGACGCCCTTGTACCAACCCTTGATTATCTTCACGACCAGCCTGCCACTGGGCGGCTCGAAGTCGTAATCCATTATGTTGTTGATGGCAGTCACTGGATCGTGATCTACCTGAAGGAGGAGGGACTTCTCACAGAAGTCGATGATGGTGTTCTTGATCTCATGCAGCGCCATTTCATTAGTAGCGCCCGGCACCTGAGGAAGAACGTAGTCGAGGAATGCGGTATGTGCTGTCATTTAGTCATCTCCGCCTGAAAGCGGCTAAGCAGGGCGGCAGCTCGCCCATCCTGCGAATACTCGTCGTCGCGCAACTCGGCGCGGAAACAGACGTAGTGCGTCAGGAGCATCTGGTACGCATCTGGGAAAGGAATCGTATCTCCAGCGACGTAGGTCTGGGCAGACGCCGTGTAATTACCAAAACGGAAATCAGGACGTAGACGAAAGCCTTCCTGAACGCCATCGTTGGCATACGACAAAAGCTGGGCGGTTGTATACCTAACCCCCGCATAATCATTGAGTACCACACGAACATCATTGATAACGTCTTGGAATGTCATTTACCATAAGTCCTTCCGCGCCCAGTGATTTGCACTGAACACATCATCCTTAGTCAGCTGACCGCTTTTATTCTTGATCCCCGCTGAACGCTTTAGGTAATTCTCCCGGCGCTCCGGGTCTTTGTGCTGTGTGAAGTCTTCGTAGTCTCTGTGACCAAACTTCACCAGCTTCACTTCATCACCCTTCTTGGCGAGCACCATCTTCTTGTGCTTTCCACCCTTGGGCGCAGGAACTGGCTTATTGAATCCGGGGAATGAATGCCCACGGTATTGCAGCTTGCCGCCCTCTTTCTTTACGTTGGAAGCTTTCATTTGTTCACAGCTTGTTGTTGTTGACTTCGGGCTCTGCGCTCAGCATCTCAAAAGACGCAGCAGGCCAAGTCCTAAGTTCATTGGTTTCCAATAGAGCGAACACGGCGTTACCGCGCTGCACCCAACAGAACCTCGTGTATTGCTGCCCGTCCTTTCCATATGCGTAGCCATCTCGCATCTGGAGCTTCGAGCAGTAGTGATCTCGGTTTGTGATGATCGTCCAACCACCAGCATTGTTTTGAAACCCTGCGGCTTGTGGTTCGTCTGCTGCGGCGATTCCAACAGCAAGCACTGCAAATAGTGCGGTGATTAGACGCTTCATCACTTACCCTTTCCTGCTGCCATGTTGTCAACTAGGTTGGGATAAGGACGCCCAGCCTTCTTCGCTCGAGCCTTAGCTTCCTGCTTCTGCTTCGGCGTTAGAGGCTTACTCTGCTTCTTGGGATTTGGTTTCTCCCACACTGGCTTCGCCATTTGCTTTTCCCTTCTTTGTCAGGACTGCCTTAGCCATCGTCTTGATGTCATCTTGTGGCTCGGCTGCTTCAGCAACTGGCGCAATCGCCTTCGCCTTTGCGGGCACTTCGTAATCAACCATATCGTTGCGACTAGCCAAGGTCTCAGTCCACGGGAACACGCGACCAGTTGGTTTGTGCTTAAGTAGTTTCTGCATACATCCTCATTGAAATAAAAGGGGGAAGAGATTTCTCCCCTCCCCCATTAGGCTTAAGCCTTGGCGGCGTACAGATCCACCAGAGCTTCAGGCTTGACAACCTTGTAGCCGTACACGTTCAGACCACGAACGATGTTGCCAAAGGTTGCAGTCGAACGCAGGCTTTCCACGTTGGTGATCTGCGAAGCGAAAGAGATCGCATCACGAGTACCAGCGAGGAAGTGGTATGCGTTGTCGCCACCAGCGGTCACCTTGGTAATGTTGTTCGACACGAACAAGGTGAAGCGGTCGATCATACCCAGCTTGCCGTTACGCAGCGGAGACACATCGTCACCGGTCAAGTAGGCTTGACGCAGATCCGAGGACTTCAGCAACGAAGCGAACCAAGGAGTGATGACCATCCAGCGACCATCTTCAGGAACGTTCTGCTCGTCCAGAACCTGACCGCAGTTCAGGATGTTTTCCAGAACATTGGTGGAGTCGATCTGAACAGGAGCGCCAGTGGTGCCAAGGTTGATGTCGCCAGAGATAGCGCCAGCAGTAGTACCTTGGTTGGCAGTAGCAACGTCAGGAGCAACGTTGTTCAGGACGTCGCCGTCAATAGCGATCTTCATCTGCTCGGAAGCATCGTTGGTGAAGATGTCCATCAAACGAACGTCAGCCTGCACATCATCCACATCATCAACGATCACCGAGAAGTACTTGCCCTTGTCGATCGTCAGTTCGATCGGGGTCGAAGTCGGAACCTGATTCGACAGGTTCATACCCTTGGTGTAGTTACTGATGGTGATGGTTGGAATCGAGCGGATGTGGATCGTGTCGCCCTGATTCTTGATCTCGCCTTCCCAATCGTTGTTGGTGATCTCAGCGAGAACGGTGCTCTTGTAAAACTTGACCTGAAGCTTGCCGCTCCAAATCTCAGGAATAAACGCTGAACCGGAAGGGTTGGCGTTGTAAGAGTACTGGGGATAACCAGCGGATACTGGAACTGCCATTTCTATTCTCCTAACATATAACAGTCCCGCTAATACCTAAGGGCTAACGAATGCGCCCTTCGATCGTTGCGGCGTGGATTTCGGATTCCATCGCCACCATTTCCTTCGCGCTGATCTCGCCTCTTCGAGCTGCAGCGTAGAAGGCTGCGATCTCGGGTCGGGTAAAGAATCTCTTGCCGGTAGGCGGTTGCACGACTCGGTTTGAATCGGGAACTACCTGCGAAGCAAGTGCTGCGGAATTGGGGGCGGTGCGTTGTTGCTGCGTGGCTTTCCACTTGGTAAAGAACCGTGCAACGCGCTCTGCATCCTTGGACGCTTCTGCATCGGAAAGGAGGTCTTGACGGGTCTTGCCTGTCAGCTCGTCGTATTCATCAAGCCACTTCAAGAAGCTTTCATCGGAGTTGATCGTTACCCAGTCAGGAGCGAGTCGGCCTAGGGTGTCGTAGAAGTTGACCTCTGCGGACTTGGCTGTGGTGTGGTTCACCATATCCAAGCGGCGCTTGAGATCTTCTATCTCTGCATCCTTGGCTGATACTTGCTCTTGGGCTGCTCGCTTCATAACGTCGAGCAGGTCGTCCCCGTACTTCTCTCGGTCTTCTTGGCTGATGAGTGACTGCTGCGGTTTGTCCGCCTGACTCTTCAAACTTTCCATCTGGTGCTGAAGCGCTTCGATTTGAGTGCGAAGCTCACGGTTGTCCGCCGCTAAACGCGGGACCTCAGCTCGGTACTTTCCCTCAATGACCTTGTACTTGTGTTCCCATGTGTCATCCTTTTGCTGCGAGTCTGGCAGCTCACCTACCGGTGGAGCAATCGCAGCGTCCGGTGTTGCTGGACTTGGCTCGGGATCTGCAATGGGAGCAGGATCAGGTTGTGGTTCAGGTACTGGTTGGGGTTGAGGATCCTCAGGCTTTTCATACATCTGCTTGTGGATTGCTTCGGCCTTTTCAGCCGCCTCTCGAACTGCACGTGGGATTGCCATAAATTCTCCATGAGCCGAACCTCGGAACGTGCAGAGCCCTCGGAAGGTAGTCCGCCGATACGAGATCAGTGTTCATTATTTGCTGACTAGAAACCGGTCAGCGCGGGTTGCCCTACGGGCTAGAACTTGCGAATCGTTTCCTGCGCGTTGTCAGCTCTCTGTAAGAACTCATACAACAGCTGTTGGGCGCCTTGGTTCCAGCGGGTTTGCACCTCGTCCTTGGAATAAGGAGCCTGTTCATTCAGCTCGTTGAGAGTCGTCCTCAGCCATTGCTTGACAACTTCAAAATGCATATCGCCATCCAGAGTCGCTAGGGCTTGGATGGTTTGTTTGTTTGGTTGAGTGATCACTTATTCTTATTGGGTTTTATCTTCCTTGACTGCGCCTTGTAGTTCTCAAGCGCAGCGTTCACACGCGCAGCAGCTCTTTGCCGATCCTCGGCAGTTGCGTTTGCTGGCATGTTGCTCGCCTCTTTAAATGCCTCTGCGTACTTAGTTCCTGCTGCAGAAGCGTTTTTAACAGCGGCGTTGTTGTTGTTGTTCCGTCTGCGTTTGTTGTTTTTATTGGCGCCGGATTTGTTAGAACTAGAATTGCCAGAACTAGAATAATCGGAGCTGATAGATGCGTTAGAGTTATTGGGGTTGGTGTAACTGCTTCCGTTATCTACCGGCCTACTCTTTGAAACCTGCGGCGCATTGTTCGGATTGTTTGGCCTAGACACTTCTGAGCGAGCCTCATCTCTGCTATTGGGATCAGGTTGAGCGACTACCTCTGGCGCCTTCTGTTCCACTACTGGTTCGGGCTTAACCTCATCAGCCGCTCTTGATGTCGCCCAGCTGCGGCCTGATGCCCACTGATCTGGATCACCCTCTCGAGGACCAGCATTCGCCTTACCATCCTCAACAGCTTTAGCATCGCGAACCTTGTCACGCTCCATCTGACCGCGACCTGCGCCATACTTGTAGTACGCCTCAGACTTGTCGCTATCGATATTGCCTTCTGTAAAGCGGCGACCTAACTGCTTCCATCCGTCAACAAACTTGTCGAAAGCGCCCATATCCTTGGTGCGCTCCGCTTCATCGCGGCGAGAAGCAGCCAATCCTTCCTGCTTCAGTTTGCGCGTTTCAGGGTCTATATAAAGAGGCGAAGAAGGATCATCAACACTTGTTCTCACTGAGCCACCGTCAGCAAGATTAAGACGCGAAGGCGCATTGTGGAACAGCTCGTTGCGAACGATCGTGCCTTTCTGGGTAACCTTCTGCGTGGAGGCGCCCTTGGCGTAGTTCTGCTTCTGCCAGTCAGGTGAGTAGCCCATGATTATTTCCCATAGTCTTGCATCGAGCGACGACCGGTGCCCGACATACCGGATGCGCAGCCAGCCATACCACCGTCTGCCATCTTCTTAAACTGACGCGAACCGTGAGCAGCCCAGCCGTCCGTCTTCGAACGTACATTGCGCTCAGCGTAGCCGCCGTCTGCCATCTTCTTCATTCCTTCTTTCTTGTGCATCTCTGCATACTGCTTGGGGCTCATCTTGCCGGACTTAATGGCGTCGGCCTTGGACTTGGCGCCCTTGCCGTGACCTTCCATCTTCTCGCCCTTGACATAATCTCCCTTGCTGATCTTGCCGCTCTTCAGCGCTTTGGCTTCCGCCATCTCCTCAGCCGGAGTCTCTTTACCGCCGAACATTTTTGCCATTTAGATAATCCTCTTAGATAGAGCCATTCATTACGAGAGCGCGAAGAACCTGATCAGCCATTGGCTCCGGGACTGAACCGCCATCAGCCATCTGCTGCGGCATCACTGTGTTTGCCATTTGCCCACCAGCCGGGGAACCATCTACCATCTGCTCTTGTGGGGCAGGCAGCGCAGGACCACCCGGGGGCGGCATCCCTTGCTGTTGTTGCATCTGCTGCATCATTTGCTGAATCATCTGCTGAGCCATCACCTGCGCGGCAGCTTGGATCTTCTGCTCTTCAAAGGTGTTCTGGTCAGGAACGATCTTGGTTGTATCCATCTGCAAACCACGCGCAGCCTCACGGAGCAGGTAAGCCCTGCCCTCGATGCCGGTGATCTGAGAGTCAATCGGATTAGCCGTAGCCATGAGGAACTCATTGCGGCGCATCTGGAGAGTCTCTTTGTGCAGGAGACCGATCGCGCCCTTGGCTACTACTTTGAAGTCGCCCTTGATGTAAGGATCAGGGTCGAACATCATGTTGTGCAGATATAGTCTCTGCACAATACCACTTACTATTTTATCTATGTTTGCAACAGCTTGCTTGATACCTTTCGATGCATTGTCCATAAGCATCGACAGACCACTAGCTGTGCGGCCTGCGCCACTCACAGCGCTTGAACCATAGACGTAGTTCGGAATGCCGGTGACCTCATCTGCCTGCTTGGCAAACGTGGTGTACACGCTAAGCAGCACATCGGCGTTCATGTTCGGCTGGAAGAAGCGGACAGCAGGCTGACCACCGCCAGTACGGTCGGAAGTTGTCTGCCAGATCTTCCAAGGGTAGATGTCGGTCAGGTCTTCGCCATCAGGCAAGCGATCGACGGCAGCCTCGGCCTGAGGACCGGAAGCAATACCCATGTTGTTCGCCAAGCTACGAGCTGCGGCGTTACACATGATCTGGGTATCGCGCATCACCTCAGGTAGAGCAACGCCCCAGAAGCTGTGCGGCACTTCCTCCCATGAGGATGTCTCATACGGACGCTCGCCCAAAGGATCCGGATTCAGGATGCACTTCCAGACGATGCCGCCAGTCCACCAGACGTTGACCTCGTAGGTCTTGTCGGAGACGATGGTGTCGTCCTTGATGCCCCACTCCAGCAGCCACTGCCCGTTGACCGCGCCCCAGAACTCCACCGTCTCGATCTCGCTGGTATTGATGGGGAAACGGAACGGCTTGCCCTCGAGGTCACGGCGCTCACTGTCGCCCTGCAACCAACTGCGATACCCCTTGCGACCATAGCGGTCGATCACGGTAGCCAGCGCATCTTCGTTGACCCCCGGGGTACCGCTCATCGACTCCAGACCAACAAGGTTCAAGCGGTGACGCTGGATCAGGTAGGCGTCATTCACGCCAGTTGAGGCCGGTGCCGGGAAAATGTCATACGGGCTAACCCGCTCCATCTCACGGACGAATTCTGTAGTCACAACCGCTTGGAAGTCAGGACCCCACGCAAGGGCTTTGCGCCGCTTGACGTTCGGACCTTTCATGACCGCCGTTGGGAACGTTACGAAATCGGTAATGAAGTTGCGCAGCTCTTCCCTGAACTTGCCTTGGTTGAGCTGGTCCTCAATCTTGTCGCCCATTCGACGGGCGGAGTCCTCAGCCTCAGTGCGAAGCTTCTGCATGATTGAGTCGTGGACTTCCTCCATGCGAGCACGGAAAGTCTCCGGGTGCAGCTCACCGCCTTCAGCGATGTAGTCCTCAGCTTCAGTGCGAACCAGATCCACGATCGCCTTCTTCATCTCAGGCGGCATCTGGGGGTTCTTGGCAGGGGTTAGATCAAAGACACGCTCTTGCTGATTTAGCATCACATCTTTGATCCATGACTCAGCAGCGCGACATTTGACGTCTGTAAGCATCATAAATATGTCAGAGCCACCGGTCTTCTTGATGTCGGCTTCATGATCTGGATCGTAGACACCCCGGCGCTGACGCTCACACCTGAGCAGTCTTTCAGTGATCTGGGTCTTGGCGGTCTTCGCCTCACCCCAACACTGGCGCACATACGCTGCGAGATTACTCTCGAAACCGGGATTGCTGACTTCGTTCCCGTCTTCCTTGATGTCAATCTCAACCGGGGGTTGTTCGTTCACATAGCTCATGTCCAGCCTTTAGATGATCTCTTTGTAACTGCTCTAGCCCTTGCAGGCGTTAAGCCGCCCCTTACCTTCAAGCATGCGTACTGCAGCGCGTCTTGGATGTGCGAGTAGATGTCTTTGACAGGTCTATCTTTGTAGCGAGCGTTGCCTGAAGTCTTCAGTCGCTCAAACTTGTAGCGCCCAAGGAATCCCTTCCTCAGGTTCGTGCATCGTGGGTTCAGCATGAACGCTGGCTCACCGTCCATCATCCGCGTCATAAAGAAGGCAACGGATTCGCGCCTAGGGATGAAGTCGTTCGTGCTCGCAGGCTCCGTGTAGATCCCAGCCTCTAGGAGTTCCTGAAGACAGGTGCGCTCGTCGGTCTGGGCTCGGATGTTTCCTGCGGGGTC